CATTTACTTATACTTAATAAAAACAAATGGCAGATCAGTCGATAACGCAGCTGCCTGTTGCGATCACCTTAACTGGTAACGAACAGGTACCGCTGGTACAAAACGGAGTAACAAAGCAGGCGTCTGTGTCACAGATTGCCAATGCTGCGTCGCCCGGCAAACTGATCACTACAATTGTTTACGTTCCGTCGAACGGCGATTTAGTAATTTATTACAGCGACGGTACGCAACAAGTTATTGGCCCTATTTCTGGCTGGTCTGGCTATTCTGGACTATCTGGTTTTAGTGGCTACTCCGGTATTTCTGGTTACAGTGGCAAGTCTGGTTACAGTGGCGTCTCCGGATACAGTGGCGTTTCTGGGTACAGTGGTTCTGGCATCTCGGGCTACAGTGGTATATCAGGTTACAGTGGACTAGGATTATCAGGTTACAGCGGTATATCAGGTTACAGCGGTATATCAGGTTACAGCGGTATATCAGGTTACAGCGGTATATCAGGCTACAGTGGCATTTCTGGTTATAGCGGCATTTCTGGCTATAGTGGTTCTGGCGTGTCTGGGTACAGTGGCTACAGTGGTTTAGGATTATCAGGCTACAGTGGCACATCAGGATATAGTGGCGTATCGGGGTATAGTGGTTCTGGTCTATCTGGCTACAGCGGTATCTCTGGCTACAGTGGCTTCTCTGGTGTCTCTGGGTATAGTGGCTACAGCGGTATCTCTGGATATAGTGGATACTCTGGTATTAGTGGCTATAGTGGCTACTCTGGTATTAGTGGCTATAGTGGCGTTTCTGGCATCTCTGGGTATAGTGGCTACAGCGGTATCTCTGGATATAGTGGATACTCTGGTATTAGTGGCTATAGTGGCTACTCTGGTATTAGTGGCTATAGTGGCTACTCTGGTATTAGTGGCTATAGTGGCTACTCTGGTATTAGTGGCTATAGTGGTTCTGGTCTATCTGGCTACAGCGGTATCTCTGGCTACAGTGGCTTCTCTGGTTACAGTGGTTTTTCTGGTATCTCTGGATATAGCGGCGCATCTGGTATCTCTGGTTACAGTGGTTTTTCTGGTATCTCTGGATATAGTGGCTTTTCTGGTATCTCTGGTTACAGTGGCTTTTCTGGTATTAGTGGCTTTTCTGGTATTAGTGGCTACTCTGGCATTTCTGGATTCTCTGGCATCTCTGGCTACAGCGGATTCTCTGGTATCTCTGGCTACAGCGGATTCTCTGGTATCTCTGGCTACAGCGGATTCTCTGGTATCTCTGGCTACAGCGGATTCTCTGGTATCTCTGGCTACAGCGGATTCTCTGGTATCTCTGGCTACAGTGGCATATCTGGTTACTCTGGCACAAATACCTATGTAGCACCAAGAATAACATCAACAACTAGTGCGGCTTCAATAACACCAAACGCAGGAACTACAGACCAATATGAAGTAACTGCCCTTGCTACAGGTTTGACAATCAATGCACCAACCGGAAGCCCCGTTGATGGTCAAAAGTTAATTATTCGTATATTGGATAACGGAACATCACAAACTTTGACTTGGACAACTTCAAGCGGTGGATATAGAATTGTAGGAACAACTTTGCCTTCTTCAACAACTATTTCCAAAATATTGTATGTTGGTTGCATATACAATACTGCGGCAACTTTTTGGGATGTTATTGCTTTGGCTCAACAAGCATAAGGAAATTAAATGGCTAATTGTGCAGTTATTGATTCTAACAATGTAGTAGTAAATATTATTGTTGCCGAACCTACCGACATTCCCCCTGAAGGATGTACATTGGTAGAAATTCCATTTTGTGACATTGGTTATATTTGGGATGGTAAAACCTTTAAGCCACAGGCTAACTAATGGCAACGTACTATTGGGTTGGTGGTGCAGGCACTTGGAATAGCGCATCTAAAACCAACTGGGCATTAACTTCTGGTGGTACTGGTGGACTAGTTGGCCCACCAACTTCAACAGATGATGTTATTTTTGATACATCATCAGGTACAGGTACTGTAACAACTACAGCATCCTCTGCTACCTGTAACAACATGACTGTTACTGCTACTCAAGCATTAACTTTTAGCGGAACATTAAGCACATTAAATGCAAGTTTAAGTTTGCCTTCAGGTGGTTCTACTGTATTTACTGCATTTAATATTGTTTTTACTTCTACCTCTACTGGCAACACAATAACAACAAATAATAAAACATTAGCTAATACTACATTTAATGGAGTGGGTGGTGGTTGGACATTAGGAAGTGCTTTTACAAATTCTGGTGTTACATTAACGAATGGAACTTTTAATTCTGGAAACTATGCTTTAACATCAGCTTCTTTTAGTTATTCTGGAACTGGAACAGCTACATTAACTTTGGGTTCAAGCACATGGACATTAACTGGTGCTGGTGCTTGGACATCTTTAACAACAACTGGATTAACATTTAACGCTAATACATCAACGATTTTATTGACTAATGCCGCACCAACATGGCAGACAAATACTTTAACTTTTAATAATATAGTTATTGGTGGTGGAAGTAGCACTTCAGGTGTTATTTTAAACTTTAACAATAGCACTATTGCATCATTAAGCTCCACTAGAACTGCCGCTTATACAATTACATTTAATTCTGGAATAACTTTAGCCTCTTGGGGTATTTCTGGAAGCGCTGGAAATATAGTTACTTTAACTGGAGCCGCTCAAAGAACTTTTGTTTATACGGGTAGTGCAACAATATCTATGGACTATATGTCCATTACAAATATTAACTTTTCCTATACTTTAGGTGCTTCAAACCCCTACCTTGTCTATGCTGGCGCAAACTCTACCAATGGCGGTAATAATGCTGGCATAGCTTTTATAGCTGGAACAAGCAAAGCCTATATATTAACCACAGGCACTTCTTGGACTGTCCCTTCTGATTGGAATAGTTCTAATAACACAATTCACATGATTGGTGCTGGTGGAAGCGGAGCAACTTCTGCCGCTTCAGGAAATAACCGAGCCGCTGGCGGCGGTGGCGGCGGTGGTGGATATACAGTTTTAACTAATCAAACATTAACTCCATCTGCTTCTATTCCGTACACTATCGGAACTTCATCAACAAATGCTAATGGCGGCTCAACTACATTTAATACCACTAATACTGCTGGTGGCGGTTCTAGGGGAACAGCCACAACAACTCCATCATCTTCTGGTGGTGCTGGTGGTACAGGAACTTATGCTGGCGGCGCTGGCGGCGCTGGTTCTTTTGGAACTACAGCTTCACAAGGATATGGTGCTGGTGGTGGTGGTGGTGCTGGTGGCCCTAATGGAATAGGTGGTGCTGGTGGAACAGGCTTTGGCTCTACAACTGCTGGAAATATTGCTGGTGGTGGTGGTGGTGGTAATGGTGGTGGGTCTGCTGGTGGTAATGCTTCATCCGCATTACAAGGCAATGGTGGTAATAATTTTAGTGGTACAGGCGGTGGAGCAACTAGCGGTGCAAGTGGAACATTTGGTGGTGGTGGTGCTGGTGGTGTTAATGCTCCACCGGGTAATGGTGGTAGTGGAATAGATATTGCAAATACCATTGGTGGTTCTGGTGGTAAAGGTGGTTTAGCGGCTGGTGGTATTAGTCTTAATAGTGGTAATTATGGTGGTGGTGGTACTGGTGCTAACGTTACAACTGCTGGTGTAACCAATAATGGTGGTGCTGGCTCACAAGGTGTAATATTTATTGTATATACGCCAGGTGGCTCAACAAAAGCAAATTACAACTTTTTTGCGTTCTTTAATGGCAGTTAATTAAGAATTTGCGTATTAGTAATAGTAGCATAGGCAGTTTTCAACGCCTTTTTTGCATTAGTATAAGTAATGATGTAATATAGGTTTGTACAAACCTTAAAGGAAAACATGAAATACAGCGTAGTAATACCCACTTACAACAACTGCGAGAAATACTTAAAACCCTGCATAGAGTCAATTATTAAGTATACTGACCTTGCTGGCGTGGAGCTGGTAGTGTCAGCCAACGGGTGTACAGATAACACCAAAGCATATTTAGACTATGTAAAAACAACAGTCCCTAACCTAGTCATTGCTTGGGATGACAGCCCACTAGGTTATGCAAAAGCTACAAACGCTGGAATTAAGTTAGCAACCGCAGGTAAAATTATCCTGCTAAACAACGACACTGTGTTGTTAGAACAGCCTAAGAACCAATGGCTGGAAATTTTAGATAAACCATTTAGTGATCCAAATTGTGGCATCAGTTGTATCATTAAAGGTCTATCCGAGCCTGCTGGCAAGTATTTTGCAATATTTTTCTGTGTAATGATACACAAAAAAGTATTTGACAAAATCGGGCTTCTAAACGAAGAGTACGGCGTAGGCGGGGGTGAGGACACCGAGTTCTGTATTGAAGCTGAGAAAGCCGGATTTAAGGTCCTAGAGGTATTTGAGAAGCTGTGGAACGGTGAGCAATATACCGGCGGTTTTCCAATCTACCACAAGGGCGAAGGTACCATGCACGACGCCAATCTGGTACAGGGCTGGGATAACATCTTCTTGTTAAACTCATTAAAGTTAGCCAAGAAGTACAACATTGAATGGTACCGCTGGCGCCTATCAAACTTCTGGGAGCGAGCAGTATTTCTTAAGGGCGATACAGTATTCCCGCGTGAAGTAACAAGATACGAATGGGCAGCAAAGAATTTGCTTGGAAACAAAATATTTGAGCTAGGTTGCACAAACGGATACGGCAGGCAGTTTTTTCCAGATGACATTGAATACACTGGAGTTGATTACGATCCGATTATTGTAGAAGTAGCTAAGGAACAAAATTGGAATGGTGCGAATAATACTTTTATTAGCGCTGATATCAATCAGTTTGAAATGGGGCAGTACGATACCATCGTTGCCTTTGAAGTAATTGAACACCTTGACAAAGGTTTAGAGATTGTTGAAAAGTTTAAAAAGCACTGCAAGCGTTTACTAATTACTGTACCAATGAATGAGCCGCCGGGTTTTTGGGGGCCACATCACAAGTTGCATGGATTAAATGAGCGTCACTTCCCTAGCTTTGAGTTTAATTATATTAACGAGCAAGGTGAAATTACAGATACGCCGCAAGATATTACTGAAACAAACCCTTGCAATTTGATGATCTGTAGGTGGACTGCTAGTGAGTAAAATACTTTGCTCTGTAGCAACTCGGGGTAGGTATCACAGCACACTACCGCTCGTATTAAACGCCATCATTAATCAAACTCGCTTACCCGATAAGCTAGTGATATTTGATGACAATGACGAGCCGCAGGACATGCGCAACGAAATGATTTACCAGTATTTCTTTCAGATACTAAATAGTAAAAACATTGCTTGGGAGTGGGCGTACGCTGAGAAAAAAGGTCAACACCACATCCACCAAAGAGCAAATAGTATGGGTTATGATTTAGTTTGGCGCGTTGATGATGATGCCATACCAGAGCCTAACGTACTAGAGAACTTAATTAAACACTTTGATGTTGGCGTTGGTGCGGTAGGTGGCTCGGTGTTAACCCCGCCCTACTTGCCAGACACCAGCGCAGTATCTGGTACAATTGATAACATTGATTCTGAACCTAACATCCAGTGGGGCAAAATTGAACGAGTCAAACAAGTTGAACATTTACACTGCACTTTTTTGTATCGCGCTGGTGTCTATGATTATAATCTTGGGTTATCGCGTGTTGCCCATCGAGAAGAAACCTTGTTTACATACGGTTTGCATCGAAAGAAGTATCAGATTTTAGTTGTGCCTGACGCAGTAACATGGCACATGAAGAACCCACAAGGTGGCATTCGCAGTGAGACAAAGCGGGAGATGTACGAGCACGATGAGCAAATATTTAGAAATGTCCTTAAGTACAAAGACCATACTATTGTCGTTCTTAATTGCGGTCTCGGCGATCATATTGTCTTTAGTCACGTTTTGCCTGCTGTTCGCAATCCCCTTGTTTTTACATGCTATCCTGAAGTAATTCAAGGTAGACCAATAGCAGAAGCGCAACAGTTGTTTGGCGGTATTGATATTTGGAACATCTATAAAAAGATGGACCAGTGGAAGTGGCAAGGTAGTTTAGAAGACGCGTATCGGAAGTTATACCTATGATTATCATAGCACCATACGCCCAAAAACTACGTAACGGCAAACAAAATCCCAAGAATTATCCGTATTGGGAAGAATTGATTGAATTAATTGACGAGCCAATTGTACAAGTTGGCGTAACGGGCGAAAAACAGTTAGTTTCTGATTTTAGAACTGACTTGCCGATTAGTGCATTAAGGGAATTACTTTGGCAATGCCGCACATGGATTGGAGTAGATAGTTTTTTCCAACACCTTGGCTGGGACGAAGGAATAAAAGGTGTAGTATTGTGGGGACCTTCTGATCCACTGATATACGGACACCCTGAAAATATTAATTTGCTGAAAGGCAGAGAACACCTAGCAAAGAATCAGTTTCTTTGGTGGGAAGCAACAGAGCATAAAAATGAACGCTTTCTAAAACCATCAGAAGTTTTAGAATACTTAAAGGTATAAACATGGCATCTTCTGGCAATACTACAATTCAGATGTATTACAGCCCAACGGCTGGACATGTGCCCGCCGCGGCAAACTTGGCCAGTGGTGAGTTGGCGGTAAATACTGCCGATGGTATTTTGTATTACAAAAACGCAAACAGTGTTGTGTCTGTACTAGCAAATAGTAACGTAAACTCACACCTGCAGTGGGATAGTGCTAATAGCACACTTATTGTACTAAGCAACGGCGCATTAGAAATCCCTGTTGGTAATACCGTACAACAGCCCGCCAATGCTGCTGTTGGTATGATTCGATTCAACACATCTGTCTCTGAGTTTCAAGGCTATAACGGAACTGCTTGGAGTCAAATTGGCGGAGGTGCAACAGGTGGTGGCCCAGACCAAGTTTTTGTACAAAACCAAGCCATTGTAACTACTAGTTATACACTAACTACAGGTTATAATGCCGAATCAGTTGGTCCAATTACAATCAATGCGGGCGCAACAGTTACCATTCCAGCGGGTCAACGCTGGATAGTTTTTTAAGGATAAACAATGAGTTCAATCGTAATCTCAGGCGATACAAGCGGGGCAATTACCCTAGCTGCCCCAAGCGTAGCTGGTACAAATACTATTACATTACCCGCTGGTACAGGAACAGCCGCAGTTCAAGGCGTTTCTACTAATATTGTTAGCGGAACTGCCGTAGCTTCTACATCGGGTACAAGCGTTTCTATTACAGGAATTCCTAGTTGGGTTAAACGAATTACTCTTACGATTTTTGCAGTTGGCACAAATGGTTCAAGCGGAATAGAATCCCAAATTGGTAGTGGTAGTTTAAAAACTTCAGGATACGGTGGTGCGCAAGCGTACATATCAGGAAATACTGTTGCAAGCTCAACAATTCAAACAGGTTTGGGTGTTGTAAACCTAAGTTCTGCTTCTTATCTTTGGACCGGAACTGCGATATGGACAAATATTGGTTCTAATATTTGGATTGGCACATCAAGCACAGCGATTACTTCAAATTCATCTGGCACAGAACTTAACTACGCAACTTCTACTGTAACTTTAAGTGGAACATTAGATAGAGTCGCTCTTGCAACTACAAACGGAACAGACGTATTTACCAATGGCTCAATCAACATCTTGTACGAATAAGGATAAATCATGGCTTACGGAACAGTCAATGCTGATGTAATCGGTACAAGCGTAGCAGGAAGCAATCTAGGTGCAGGAAACGCTTCTATTATGAAGAACCGCATTATTAATGGTGCGATGAATATAGCTCAATACGGCACAGGAAGCACAAGCGTACAAACAGGTTCAAGTTATGTTTCATGCGATAGATATACCCTTAATGCTTCACAAAATTCTAAATTTACAATCCAACAAAATGCTGGTTCAGTTACCCCTCCAGCAGGATTTAGTAATTATTTAGGAATGACATCATCTTCCGCTTATAGCATTACTTCAACGGATTATTTTTTAGTTAGCCAAAAAATAGAAGGTTTTAATTTTGCTGATTTTAATTGGGGTACTGCCAACGCAAAAACTGTAACTTTAAGTTTTCAAGTTTATTCATCATTAACAGGAACTTTTGGCGGTTGTTTAAGAAATTCTGCTAATAATCGTTTTTATCCGTATTCTTATACAGTTTCTTCCGCAAATACTTGGACACCAATTAGCGTAACTATTGCTGGTGATACAACTGGTACTTGGGTTGGCGCTACTAATGGTACAGGTGTTGAAGTAATGTGGAGCTTAGGTACAGGTTCAACATATAGCCAAACGGCTGGTTCTTGGACATCTTCTACAGGACTTTCAGCTACAGGTGCAACATCCGTAGTAGGAACAAGCGGAGCAACCTTCTATATTACTGGTGTTCAACTAGAAGTAGGAAGTAGTGCTACTGGATTTGAGTATCGTCAGTATGGAACTGAGTTGGCTTTGTGTCAGAGGTATTACTGGCGTTCAAATGGGGCAAATAATTCTTATCCGTCTATATATGGAAACACTTTTGGAGCAACGGCAGTATTTGGTATTGCAGTTCCTTTCCCAGTTCCAATGAGAACATCGCCAACTGTAAATAAAAATGGCACATGGACTCTCAGTGGATGTGGACAACCAGTCGCATATAACCCCGATAACAATGGATTCACTTTGTATGTAGTGGGGACGGGGGGAAACAATGTCATTGCAAGTCCTAATGGCGCAACAACTTACATAGATACATCAGGAGCAGAGTTATGATTTATCAACTTACAAAGTTTTCAAATCAAGTCCTTCTGATTGATGGTAATAAAACCTCTTGCATCCCATTCGACCCAGCCAACACAGACTATCAAGCCTTTTTGTTGTGGAAGTCCGAGGGTAACGAACCATTACCAGCCGATGAGGTGACAGTATGACAATGATTATTGATGGCTCAAATGGAGCCTTCTTTCCATCTTGGACAACTGCTACCCGTCCTGCATCACCAGTTGCTGGTGAAATGGGATTTAATACTACTACTAATCAATTTGAAGGTTATAACGGCTCTTCATGGGGTTCTGTTGGCGGTGGCGCAACAGGCGGTGGTTCTAACCAAGTATTTAATTTAAATGACCAAACCATAACCGCTAACTATACTGTACCAAGTGGTAAAAATGCTTCTACCGCAGGAACAGTAACTATTAATACTGGCGTTGTTGTCACAGTTTCTACTGGCTCACGTTGGGTAATCGTTTAAGGAAAAATTATGGCTGGCACTCTAGTCGCAAACACAATTAACACCGATACAGGTCTATTTAGCACCAACAATGCTTATTTAGGTATAGCTAAAGCATGGGTAATGTTTACAGGCTCTACTGCTGTAGTTAATGGTTCTTTTAATGTAAGTTCTGTAACTAGAAATAGTGCAGGTAATTACACAGTAAATTTTACTACTGCAATGGCTAATGCTAACTATGCTGGAACTATTGCTACTGCTTATTATGCAAGTGGCTCTGCACCAAGCAATGTGGGCGAATTTTGGTCAGGAACTAGAACAACCTCTGCTTATCAAATTGCCATGCAAAATAGTGCGGCATCAGGGTATCAAGATAGTCCATTTGTATCAGTAGTAATTTTTGGAGCATAAATCATGGCAGGAACAATCGTATCGGATGTTTTACAAGATGGTGCAGGAAACAGCACCGCAACAACTAATGCTATTAAAGGTAGTGCAAAGGCATGGGTAAACTTTGGTGGTGGGGCATCACCAATAATAAACGCTTCTTTTAATGTTAGTTCTATTACTTATAATTCTACTGGACAATTTGGTATAAATTTTACAACTGCAATGACTGATGCAAATTATTCAGCCGTAGGAATGGCTAATTACGCAGGAACTTCAAATCAAATGTTTGTAAATTACTCTGCTAACTTTACATCTACTGCAAGTATTTTATATATATCCACGCTTGATAGAAGCTCTAATTCTTTAGTAAATCCAACATTTGTAGCTGTAACTGTAACAAGATAATATAAAGGAATCAAAATGACACAAGTAATCATTTATACAAACTCAAATGGCGGTGTATCTGTCTGTGTCCCAACAGGCGAATTACCAATTAACGAAGTCTTAGCAAAAGACTGCCCTGCTGGTGCAATTATTGTGGATGACAGCACTCTACCTCAAGGTGCTGATTCCGTTTTTTTTGACGCATGGAAGCTAGATGGCTCTACTATTACTGTAGATTTCCCAACAGCCCAAGCCCACAAACTGCGTGACTTTAATGCAGCTGCGGTTCAAGTAGCCCAAAAGCGTCAATTAAACACATTAGCTGGTATTGCTAACGCTAAATCTGACGCTGACTTTGCTTCTGAATTAGCTACTAGCCGTGAAAGCATTGCATCTGCTACAACGACTGCTGAATTAGTAGCAATCGCTAATCCTGTTTAAGGAATAATTATGTCAGTATCTTTATATGGTAGTGGACAGACAGTATTGCAGGTGGTTAATGCTAATATTCCAACTGGTTTTTCCACAACTGCAAATACCCCAACGGCAACAACTGCAACCGCAACGATTACACCACAAAGTACTACTAGTAAAATATTAGTTTTGTACACTTGTATTTGGAATGGTTCTGCTAACGGTACAGGTCTAACTTTAGCCGTATATCGGGGTGGCTCAAGTGTAAGTGGAGATATTGGTGGTCAATACACTGGCACTGGGAGTTCTTTAACAACAGGACAAGCACTTACATATTTAGATTCTCCTTCTACTACGTCAGCAACCACATATACAATTTATGCAAGAAATAGTACAGCAACTGGAACAGTAAGCACTACTAATGCTGGAACAATTACTTTAATTGAAATTTCAGGAAGCTAATATGGCAACTTTACATAATGCAATTTACGCAATTAATCCATCTATTATTACTATTCGTGGCGATGTAGCTTATGACAAAAATGAGCAAATAATTCAATATGACTTAGCCGCAGCACAAGCCAAGTTAATAGAACTCCAAGCTGCCGAAGAAAAAGACAAACAAAATGCTAAAGATGCAAAGGCTTCTGCATTAGCTAAACTAACAGCATTAGGACTAACACAAGCTGAAGTAACAGCATTGATTGGATAACATGGAACACGACAATCAAGTCGACATGTTTAAGTACGGGCAACTTGTTGCGACAGTTGACGCACTAGACAAAAAGATCGACAAACTCGAAAAATCAGTTGAGCAACTTTGTGAGTTGGCAAATAAATCTAAAGGCGGTATGTGGGCAGGCATGATGGTCGTCTCCGCATTTAGCTCGTTTGTTGGTTTTATTAGTCACTATTTCATGGCAAAACCCAACTAAATGAAATTGTTTAAAGACATCCTTACCGAAGACGACAACCAAACATACTGCGCTGCACGGTTCTGTGCTGTGGTGTGCGTGTTAGGTTTTTTAGGTATTGCTTTGTTTGCTGCATTCCATGGCACCGAGATTGACTTGGAAAAATTAGGTATGGGCCTAGCTACCACATTAGGTGGATCTGGCGTGATGATTGGTGCAAAGGCTGCAACTCAAAAGAGTGAATAATGTTTCCTTTATCTATCTTAACTTATGCCAAAATTATTGCTGCTGCTGTTATTCTTTCTGCCGCTTGGTATAGCGGGTATCATTTTGAGTCTAGCCGCTTTGAAGCATATCGGTTGGAACAAACCCGACTTGTCCAAGAAACCGAACAACGACACCAAGCAGAAGCAGACCAAATAAGGACTGAAAAAGATGCACAAATTCAAACTATTAATACTCAGCTGCTCGATGCTGTTAGTCAGCTGCGTCAACGTCCCAGTCGCGCCCAAGACGCCACAAATGGACAAGACGGAACTGGGCGAGCCCTTTCTGCCGAGGATGCAGAATTTCTTGTTAGGGAAGCTGCCAGAGCAGACCTCCTCCGCTCCAGCCTCCAAGCCTGCTACGCCCAATACGACTCACT